CTAGTATGCATATATATATAAATAAAAATAAATTCTCAAAAAAACAGAGATTAAGGATTGTGGTCTTAAACTTTAGTTGATAAATTATAATTTATATAAATTATAGTTTATATTACTATCTAGTCCTAAATTTAATCCTTATTAATCCTAAATATTTTAATCCTTATTTTTTACGGATTAAATAAAACTAGGATTTAAATATCCAAATCATTATAAATATCATCAACCTCTTCTTTTTTCTTTTTCATTTTAGATCTTACCTTAATACCTTCACGAGATGTTAATGTATCACCTATTTCATTTCTTATAATACGATTATATTTAGTTGCGGATAAATTTAATCCTGCTTTTGTAACTAATTTTTTAATATCATTTGTTTTAATATAATCAGATTCATCCATTGTAAAATCAAATAGATCTTTAAATTTTTCTTCATCATTATCTTCTTCTTTAATCTCATTAATATCTTTTAATATTTGTTCGTCAGTTATAATAGGCTTTCCTAATTTATAATAATCTTGTATAACTTTAAAAAATGCATTTCTTAATTTAGGTTGTCTTAATTTATTTTTAATATTTTCATCTCCTAATTTATATTCAAATAGATTAGTTTTTTTATTTAATCTTTTATCATTTTCATCTACAAATTTATAAGGATAATTAAATTGTATTAATCTTTCTTTAGCATCTGATGGAGTAATTTCTGGAATATCATTTAATAAAGCCATATATTTACATTGTAATTTAAATTCTATTTCATTTTTATTATTTACTCGTGCCTCTATTGGATCACCTCCTGAACATATTTTTTTAATCATATTACCATTTACCTCACCACCATTTTTTCTCTTTTCAAACTCATTACTTACTAATAAACGACATCCTTGAAGACGAACTAACCAACTATAACTTTTAGCAACATCACTAACATTTTCTTTATATTTAAAATTTTCTGCATTTGTAAATTTAACATAATCCTCAAAAGTATATTTACATAATTCCATATATGAACCTTTACCTGAATCTCGTTCGCCTAATCCTATTAACCAATCTTTATCTTCATAACATCCAGCTATAGACCTACTAACATAATTATTAAATAAATGTTTTATTTCTTTTTTATCTCCAAAAACTGGATCAAATAATAATTTATTTACTTCTTTTAAATCTTCTTCATTTGGTTCTTCATAATCATAACTCAATTTAAATCTTGTATATATATTATTATTTTCATATTTATAAAATTTATCCTTAGCCATATTATAAAATCCATTATTAAAACAAATACATTTTAAATTAGAATTAAATAATTTATCTTCAATATAATAATCTTCTTTAATAAGTTCGCTATCTAAAATTAATTCTACTAATTTATTAATACCACATATAGACTTAGATATATTAGAATAACCAAAACTATTTTTAATTAATATATCATATTTTTTTATTATATTTTTTAATACAAATTTAATTTTTTTTTCATCATTATACCATACATCATTATATAATATATATAAATCATTTTCAGTTCTAATAAATATATCTTGTATATCTTCTATAATTTTTTCAGAGCCTTCAACCTCATTTTTTACAAATAATACTTTATCCATATTTATATCTTGAAATTTTTTAATATCTAATTCAATATTAATATCTAATTTATCCTTAATATATTTTTGCATATCATTTAAATTAGGTTTAGTACATATATGAAGACCATCATGAATTAAAGCCCCTACTTCATATTTATTATCTTTACAATACTGATACAACCCTAATAAAGTTAATTTTTCCATTTGTTGACATAATATAGCCATAGCTTGACCCATCTGATTATCGTGTATATTAGGATTAATAAATGAAGGATAAATATCTAATAATTTTTTAGTAATAATATTTAATTCATTATCAAAATCATTTAAAAACTTATCATCATATTTTTTTTTATCATATCTATTAAACATCATCTTATATAAAATCTTTTTGTATTCATTTTTATTTTTACCACTATCTTTAATAATTTTATTTCTGTATTTAATATAATAATTTAATTGTTTGCATTCAATATTATTAAATTTACATAATTGAGATAATAATGTAGGATGAGCATTTTTAATATCAACATCATAATATATACCTTTACATAATACAGCTTTCATTGTGTTATACATACATGGCATAGTCATTAAAGTCTCATCCTCTTTAATAGATGATGCTTTTATTTTTAATCTTCCTAATTGATTATCTTTATAACTTACTTCTATTTTATTTTCTTTTTTATATTGTTTCAAATATTTTTCTAATGATGCAACTCCGAATGTATCCAAATATTCAGAGTATATAAGTCTTTGGGCATCTTGTAAATTAATTTTTTCAGTTAAAATGATTTCTTGGTTTGTAATGTTCATTAGATTTTTAAACATTTCTATATATATTATATAATTATATAATAAATATATTCTTAAATACTTAACTAAAATTTTTTTCTATAGTTATTTATTAAAATATTCTAATATTAAATTAGGATTATCCATAGTTTTTAATATTTTAATAATTCGTTCAAATTTAACTTCATCATCAATCTTTTTATAATAATTATTTAAATTGATTTCCTGCATTTTTTGTTTATTCTTTTCATAATATTCTTTTTTTTTTAATCTTGTATTTTCTTTAATTTCTTCAGGTGTAAATTTAGTAGTACGAGGCATTCTATATATATATAACTATTATTTTATTTTTAAGTATCATACAAACCAATTAAATAATTTAAATAATTTTGAGCTTTTTTTAAATCTTCTAATCCATTTTTTTGTTTATATCTTGTGATATATTTTATTATATTACCTTCATTAAAATCTAACTTATTTTGAGTAATATAATCTCGTGGTTCAATTTTATTATTATAATGTTTTGGTTTAACTTTTGTCATTTATATATATATAACTATTATTTTATTTTTAAGTATCTAAACGAACCAACCAGTTTTTATTGGTTCAGTTTTAATATCATCTTGTCTGCTCTTTATATATAAATGTTTTATATTAAGTTCTATATCTTTCATACTATCTACTAAATTTTCTAATATTTCTAAATTATTAATCAATGTAGCATTTATAATATCTACTTTTTCTTCTAATGAATTTATAACTAAATATAATTCATCAATTTTAATTTTATTTATTTCTGCTTGAGTTTTAACCATTTATATATATCATATATTACCATAAAAATTTTATACTATAATAATTAGCAGAGTTTTTATTCTTCCATGTTAAATTACCATTTTTATCTTTTATTCCTTTTGCTCTTGCTAAATATCTTTTACGTCTTTCTTTATCACCATGATCTAAATTAGAGTAATGTCCTAATTTATCCTTAAACTGCCCATATCTACTATCACCAAAATGTATTAATTTTTTTTTATCATTTTTAATAACATAAACTGAATACTTAGAATTTTTTGCTTTAGATACAAAAGGAGTATACAATTTTTTATTTTCCATATATATATATATAATATAATAATGTCAGATTCTAATGAAGCACCTTTAACAGGTTTTGATTTATGGACACCGAATGATTATAGTAATTTTATCACAATTTGCGCTGCTGCTATTGGTTCAACTTTATTGGTCTTATTTAAGTCCAGATGCTCCAAAGTATCTTTTTGTTGGGGGTTATATAGTTGTGATCGTGAGGTATTAAGTGAAAGTGATAATGAAGAAGATAATAATAATAATAATAATAATAATAATGATGATATAAATCCATAAATAAAAATCTATTGTATATATATATAGAAATGAATAAATTACAAGAGTTCAAACCTGATTTGTCTAAAAAAAGTTTAAAAGTGTATACAAATACAATTACTAAAATATTAAAAGATTTAGATAGCTGCGATGATTTAAAATGCTTAAATAATACTAAAAAAGTTATTAAATATTTAGATGATAAAGATGTCTCATTTTTAACTAAACGAAATTATTATAATACTATTATTGTATTCTTACAGGCTAATGATAAAGATAAAGATTTAATTAAAATTTATCAAGATAAAAGAGATATACTAAATGAAGAGTATATTACATTTCAAAAAACAGGTCAGAAGACTTTGAAGCAAAAACAATCATGGGCTACATTAGATGAATTGAATGAGGTAAAAAATAAATTATTAATTGAAGTAGATAAGATAAATAAAAAAGATATATATACAAAAAAAGATCTGCAACTAGTTCAAAATTATTTTATATTAACTTTTTATTTAGATACACCTTTAAGAAATGATTTGAATAATACTAAGGTAATAAAATTAAATGAATATAAAAAATTAAGTGAAGAAGATATTAATAATTTTAATTATTTTGTATATGGATCTAAAAACTTTTTATCATTATCTCAATATAAAACATTTAAAAAATTTGGATTAAAAAAAATAGAATTAAATAAAAATATAGTAAAGGTATTTAGATTATGGTATGATAAATTTAATCCTAATAAAGAATATCTACTAATTAATATAAATACTAATTCCCCGATGACCTCACATCAATTGACTATTACATTAACTAAATTATTTCAAAAATATTTAAATAAGAGCATATCCACGACCATGCTTAGACACATTATATTATCTGAAAAGTTTGGTGCAGTTAAATCAGAAATGGAAAATATGGCAGATAAACTCGGGCATAGTGTCTCTACACAGCAAACTATATACGTAAAACAAAAAGAGATATAATAAATTTTACCATTATAGATATAAATTTTTTTAAATAAATAATCTAATTAATATTATATAATGGATTTTAGTGAAGAAGATTTAAATGAATTAACAAGAAAAGATTTAGAACTAATTGCACAAGATTTAAAAAGTAATATAGTTCCAAGATTTACTAAAAAAAGAAAATACGAAATTATAATTTGGATATTAACCTTCCAAAAATTTTTTTCTAATGAATAAATATATATATAGTTAATGGTATTAGATAAAACTACCCATTATGTTACAGGACCAAGAAAAGGACAATTAAAATTTCTAGCACTTAAAAAATTGATTAAAGAACACCAGAAAGCATCACAAATAGATATTAGAAAATTAACATATGAACAAGTATTAGATAAATTAAAAAATAATGGTTTTGTATTAGATCATAAAAAATCAAGGTTATCATTATCAACAAGATTAGGAAAAAGTAAAAAAGTATTATTAATAAAAGATAAGCCGCCGACAAGCAGAGAACAATTAGCAAGATCTCAACCTGCAGGACGAGGTAGTCAGAGAGGTAGAGAAGGAGCTGTATTTACAGGAGCACAAGCAAGAGCAACAACACAAGCAGCAGAAGCAGCAGCAGAAGAAAGAAGAAGAAGAAGATTAGCAGCAAGAAGAAGGGCATTAGTTTCAGGAGGTTTTACTCGAGGTGCTTCTCAACCAGTTTTTTTAGAAGATGAAATTTAAATTTAAAATATAATATATATATATATAAAATGTCTGATACATATTTACGAGGTAAACATAAAGGTAAATTAAAATTGCCAGCAATTAGAAGATTAGTAAGGGCACATAATAAAGCAAGTAAAATAAATATATTAAAATTAAATTATGAACAAACTTTAAAAAAATTAACTGATGAAGGTTATACTATTGATCATGATAAAAAAAAATTAATATCAAATAAAATAACAGATCTACCACCTAAATTAGTTAGAAAGAAAAAAAAAATATTATCTAATTTAGCAACTGCAATAAAAAAAGAAAAAAAAACAAAAGCAGAAAATCCTTTTGATAATCCAAGAATTAATAAATTATGGGATGATGCTGTTAATGTTAGAAAAGAAGAAGTTAAATTTTTAGATAATATGATAAGTAAAAGTAATCCTAATAATACTAATAAACCTAATCCATTTAAAAGTCCAGAACTTGATAAGAAATTTGAAAATGCACAAAAATTTAATGCTTATTTAAAAAAAAATTGGTTTCCAGGTATAACAAAACAAGATATTGAAGAGTTAGAAAAAGAATGGTTTATAATATAAATTAAATTATAATATGTATATATATATATATATTATAGAATGGCAACTCATACAGCTTATAAAAAGTTTGCAGTTAAATATAATAGAGAATTTAAAATAGCAGGAGTTCATAAGATGAAAAAAGCAGATCTAATTGATGCTATAGAAGAAAGATTAAAAAAATCAAGAAAAGAAATAAGAGATGAATATAAACAATTAAAAAATATGGTTAAAAAAGAAAAACCAATAATTAAAAAAGAAAAACCAATAATTAAAAAAAAAAAACCAATAATTAAAAAAAAAATATCTAAAAAAGATGATGAAATGATTAATATGTTCGCTTTTATGGTTGGAGATACCAAGAAAGATGTTTTATATACAAAAGCTCAATTAAAAAAAGGTTTTAATAATGTAGATAAATTATTATCAGGAGTGCAAGCTAGTGAGTGGAAACGAGTATATAATGAAACTCAAATTAAAAAAACACCAGCACCAGCACCAAAAAAAACACCAGTTAAAAAACAAACAAAAAAACAAAAAGATACACATAATTTATTATTAAACTCATTAAAAGAAATGAATGTAGATAAAAAAGAGATAGAACATTTATCAAATCCTTTTATAAATATTATATCAATATTTCAAGATAAACAAAAATTAAAAGTAGAATATAAATTTAAAGATTCAATACAGATTCGGACAATAAATTTACCAAAATTTAAAATAGATAAATCTAAACAACCAAAAATGACACCCTCTAAAATAGTAATGAGCAAAAAACCATCATTGAATACAAAAAAAATAAAAAAACCAGCACCCATTGATCAAATAGGATATGATGCCTCAAAGAATTATTATAAAAAGATTGAGGAAGAAACAAAAAAAAAAAATGATAAAGATATTAATTATAAAAAAGTTTTTAAAGTCTTTGATGAATATTATAAATTAGTTAATGTTGAATTGAAAAAATATTTAAAAGGTCAAATTTCTTCTGATGAATTAGATGAAAAACAATATATTGAATTACAAGATGAATATGATTATAGAAAATTAGCAGTTTCATTAGGATTATATAAAGATATTAGTGGTAGTAGAGTTATAGATCCTAATATACAAAAACAATTAAATAAAGATAGTAAAAATTATCAAGAATTTTTAGAATTAATTAAAAAACCTGCACCCATTGATCCAATAGAATATGATGAAGATATAGATGATTGGGATAAGGAAGATTTAAGATGTTATTTAGATACTTATTTAAGATATGGAAAACCAGATAACGATCCATGGAGTGAAGTAAAAAAAGGATTAGCAAAAGAACACCGAACATTTGATAAATTTAAAAAATATTTATTAAATGGTTATGAAAGATTATTAACAACTGATAAAGATATGACTTTAAAAAATTGTGGTAAAAAGAAATTTGATGAAGCAATGAAACAATATAAATCAATTGGTCGTGCTAAAAATTACAAAGAGTATTTTGTAAATTATGTAGATTTAGGATTTGGTAAATCATTAGGATATAAAAAACCTAATCCATATAGAAAAAAATGAATAATGCTCTAAAATAGACCATAAATAGTTAGATTTCTATCTAAAAGCACTTAAAAAGATAGAAATTTATAAATTTTTATATATTATTAGTTAGATTTATGCTCTATTTATGCTCTATACCCTCTAATTATATATATTTATTTAGATTTATGCTCTTAATGCTCTACCAATACTATTTAAATATATTTTAGATTTATTATATATATATGAATTTATATAAAAAATTATTAGAGAAAGAAAGATTAGAAAAAAATAAAAGATCCTTAGAATATTATTATAATAATAAAGATTATGTACTTAAAAGACAGGCTGCCAAAAAATTATATAATAAAGAATATTATAAACAATGGTATAATAAAAATAAAGATATAGTTAATAGTAAAAGAAGAAATATATCAGGATCTGAAAAAAAAGTTAATAAAAAATATAAAAAAAAAACATATGACAATAAAGATATTCCTAAATCTTTTACAATACATTTTTAAGTAAGTGCTAATGGTTTTTTAAGGTCTAATCTTGTATAACTTCCTCCACGGACCGACTGCCATCCATATTTTTTCATATATTCTAATGTTACTTTATTTTCTAATGATTCATCTACATTTTTATCTACATTATTTATTTGAATTTCTATAACATTTATAGGTTTATGAACTTTAGTCCATTTAGAACCATCTCCTGAAAAATGTTGAGATAGCCTCTGATTTAAGTTTAGAGTTATTCCTATATAATATTTATCATTATCTAATTTTAAAACATATAGAATAGGTAAAATTAATATTGGCTTAATTGTCATAAATCTATATTATGTATATATAATATATTAGATATATATATAATGGAATTAATACTCACACCAGATAAAAAATTATGTAGAAAATGTAATAATGTAAGAGATAAAAAACATGGTTTTACTAAAAGATCTAAAATATGTAATAATTGTAAATTAAATATAAATCATAATATAGAAACTAATGCAATTTGTATATTGTGTTTGTGGAGTGGAACTAATATAGATTATAAGAATCATCAATGTTTAACTAATCTAAATAATAATAAAATAAAAGTTAGATATGTTAATAAGATTGATAAAGTAGATAATCCTTTTTTAATTACTTTTAATAATTAGATTTAATTTTTTTTTTAGATTTAGATTTAGTTTGTATAAACATATTTTTTTCTTTTAATTTTTTTTTAACAGGTGGTTTTATCTTATCAATAGAACCTAAATTTCTTTCTTTAATAGATTCATCACAACCGCATTGACATTTTTGAACATCCATTTTTTATATATATAATATATATATATATAAATATGAGTTTATTGATTACTGAACAAAGAGAAAAAACTGCGGATCAATCATTTAGTTATAGAAATAATATTAGTAATGGTTTTATAGTAGAACCTAATTCTGAAATTGCTTTAGTTAATTCAACTATTAATAGAGGTGGATTATTAAATATTAGTAAAGAAAGAAAATTATATATTTTTTGGGGTAACCCTTTACCTGATGAAGAAATTAAATATAAAGATGATCAAGGAGTTATTACGGATGAAGTAGTTCCAGAAGAAAATATATTACCTACTAAGGATCATCCATGGAAAATTGTAATTCCTATTGGAGCATATACTGCAGAACGATTTGCTAAAACAGTTCAAGATTCATTAAATAATAAATGTCCTCATCCAGCATTCGGAAATTTAGAAAAAAGATTCGGAGCGAGTGCGGACACTATAGGACATTTTACCTGCACTTTAAAATTAAATAGCGTTAATGAATTTAAAGGGTTTAAAATTGGTATATCATCAGAACAATTTGATCATAGTGCTAATTCTACTTATCCAGATGATAAAGTAGAACGAATTGCTGGTAGTAGTGGTTCTTATACAAGTGGTATTATGAAATCAGGAGCTGGAGATGATTTTACTTCTATGTTTCAATTTTTACAACCTATTCATCCAAGTAATGGAGGATTTAAATTTACTATTAAAGGTAGTGGAATTGCTAAGAATTGGATTATTGGATTAGTTAGAAATAATAATAAAGGTCTTAGTATGCCATTAAATAAAAATGGAGTTAGTAATTTTGATTATAATATATTAACTGCACAATTTGGACAAGAATATGATGGTAGTATATTTGATGATGCAGGTGCTGATTTCTTTGATTATTGCCTAGTAGGTAATGGAACTGATATTAGATTATATTGTCTTTATTATTCTGATGATAATGATAGGTATACAATGAAAGAAGTTGAATATTGGGATACTGGAGTATTTGGAGGAGCATCAGATTATTCAAATGTAATACCAGTTGGAAATTCTGATACTCCAATTGAATTTTATGTAGATAATGAGAATATAATAATTCGTTTAGGTAATAAAGGATTAAGTGCTGGACAATTGCCGGCAGTTGGTAGCTCAAATTATTCATTATATCCTAAAGCTTTATTAGGTGGATTTAGTGCTTCTGGTATTACAATTAGAGGATCAAGTAGAATTCAGGGTTGGGATAGCAGAAAGGATTTGAGTGTAGCTTATTACAGTGATCCAGAAAAACATAAAATATTAAGAAATTCAGATTACTGGAGATCATTATATGTTAAAGGTCTTATATTTGATATGGATCAAAATACTGAAGAAATACCAGCAGGTTTATGGATTACAGATTATAGGGATTCAATAACTAAAACTGCTGGTCAAGTTCATAATATTGATTTTAATACTACACAAAGAATAGTAATTATAAGTGGTAATATGACAGGTTTATTATATGATGTAGATGCTAATATTCAAGGATTTTTAGGATTTGAAAGATATGAAGATGAACCAGATACTGATACAACTATATTAAATATATACGAAACTGCAAGAGATAGAGTACCAGAATTAAATAGTAATAATAATGTTCATGTTAGAATAAACGATTTAGAAATGAAAACATTAAACGGTATGACATCTTCATTTTCTCGTATAGTTGGTTCAGTACCTCGTCATATGAGAACAGGTATAATATCAAGTGGTTTATTATTTCACGAACCTAAAAACTTAATATTTTTAGACCTACATAATAAAGAAAAAATGATTATAAATAGTATTCAGATTGATATGGTAAATAGTAATGAAACTTATGCAGAAGATTTAGGAGATTATACAAGTAATACATTTTTAATTAGAAAAAAAAATAATTAATATATATATATAGAAATATAAATGGAAGATGATGACGATTATCCAATAATTAATATGCCTGAAAAAGAAGAGGTTGAGGAAGAGGTTGAGGAAGAGGTTGAAGAAGCTGAACCTGAGCCTGAGGAATTTTTTAAAAAACCTGAAATGTCATTGAAAGAAAAAAGATTAGAAAATTTAAGAAAAGCAAGAGAAGCAAGAAAGAAAAAAAAAGAATCTAAACCTAAACCTCAACCTAAACCTCAACCTGAACCTGAACCTATACAACAAAAACAAAATTTTGATTTAGATTATGATAAATTAATTAATAGTATAGTTGATAAATTAGAGGATAATAAAGCAAAAAGAAAAGCTACTAAAAAAAAAGTATCTATTGAACCATCACAAATGCAAGAGCCTAATATTTATGATAGTTTATTTTAATTATTATTTAAATTTATATATAAATTATATATATAAATATAATATGAGTAAATTAAAAGTATTACCATTAAATATACCAGAAGATAAAAAACAAAAAAAAATAAATGAGATTATGCCGTCTATTCCTGGTGTTACTTTAATTGTAGCACCGCCAAGATGTGGAAAGACAGTTTTATGCAGTAATTTATTATTAAGGGATGAGATGTTAGGAAATGCTTTTGATGAAATATACATATATAGTCCTAGTATTTTTAATTGTAAATCATCTAAATATTTAAGAGATAATTTTAATTGTTCTGATCAATATACAGATGCTTCTTTACAAAGTATTTTAGATAAACAATTACAATTTGTAAAAGATGGTAATTTAAAGGATAGACCCAGTATTTGTATTTTTTTTGATGATGCTGTAAATATAATTAAGAAAAATAGTCTGATTACCTCTTTATGTTCTAGATATCGCCACTTTGGTATAGACCAAATTATTATTTCTATACAAAGTTATAAAGGTGTCCCTAATATAGTCAGAGCTAATTTAAGCACATTAATTTTAATGGCTCCGAATAACAACACTAAACAATTAAAATTAATTGATGAAGAATTAGATGTATTCAATGGTTATGATAATTTTAAAAAATTATTTGATGAAGCTACTAATAATCAAGAAAGATATAATTTTATGATGATTAAATTAGATTATTCGCCTTGTCAAGTATTTAGTAACTTTGATAAAAAAATATCTGGATAATATATATATATTATATAGAATGGATATGAATCAAATGATGAATAGTTACAAAAATGTTAATGAACATATTGATGATCTAAATAAATTTAATCAAAACGATTACGATACCAAAATGGGCACTGCTGAAGGTAAGGAGTTTGTTAAAGGGTTGATTGGTAAGGGCAAAGCGGTAAAAGAATTTGTAGATGGTGTAACTGCTACATCTAAAACAGTTCTTGATAAACAAGCACAAATTGCAAAAGTGGCTAAGGCTGGTAAGCTTATGGGTGCTGAGGGTGAAAGTGATATAGAATTAAGTGATTTAGGTAAAAATATGGCTAATGATAGTTCAGGTGCTAAAACTGGGGCACGATTAATTGATGGTGGTGAAGTTGCGGCAGATGCTTTAAATGATGCTGCTGATGTTGGTAGATTAGCATCAGTTGGCAAAAGTGCTGTGGGTGTTTTAAGTAAAGGTGGATCAGTTCTCGGGATCGGTATGGGGGTGTATGATGTAGGAGAAGATATATATAATGATGTGAAAAATAAAAAAATAGGTATTACAGGTAACAACTGGCAAGAAAAAGCGGGACATGTCGGGGAAGAAATCAGTGGAGGATTAGATGCGGCAGGATTAGTTTTGGGTCCTGAATTTCTGCTTGCTGGTGCAGTAGTGGGTGGTGTGAGTGAAATTATGAATTTATGGGGAGGGAGCAAAGACCATGAAGGCGTTCCAGAACCACCAAAACCAGTTGTTGAAAGTAATGTAGCTCCTCCTAATTTTGCTGCTTTAGGAATGGTTCAAAATCATAATAATAATATTAAACAATTTACTAACTAATTAAAAATAAAATATATTATATAGATATATATAATATGTCTTACTGGCAATCAATTGTAAAGAAACCTGTCATTACTGAGAAAGTATCATATCCTACTACTAACGGATTAAGTTATCGTGCAAGTGGTAATAATAAAATTTTAATTAATATACCTTCTGACTGTAAATTTATCCAACCAAGTGATACTTATTTAAAATTTAAAATTGATGTTGAATTTGAACAAACACATTCACAAAATAATCCATTAGGATCTATTAAACAAAGATTGCAATTAATTCCTGAATTAGGTGGATCTGCTATAATTAGAAATTTAACTATTAGATCTGGAACTGGTAGAACTTTAGAAACTATTACAAATGCTAATTCACTAAATGCTATTAAATTAATGTATAATAAAGATACTAATTTAGATAATAAAAGAAGTTCAACTGAGGGAGTAGTATTACATGATTTTAGAACTCGTAGCTGGGGTGATGGTGGCTTAGTTGAAAGAACTTGTGCTTATAATACATCAAGTAATCCATATTTTGATAATAGTGGTAATGTATCAGCTCATTTAGTTATTCCTTTTCATTGCTCTGGTTTACTTGGTTCTATTAATACTAAAATTTTACCAGTTGGTTTATTAAAAGGATTAGTTATAGAAATTGAAATGGAAGAACCAAGATATTGCTGGCGAACAATTCAATCTGTTATGAGAGATGGACCTAATGCTGAAAAATACTGCTTACTACTATCTCATGGTAATGGAGAGGCAGCAAGTGCTGGGTTTAAAGTTGGTGGAACATATACCTCTCTATTTACTCATGCTACTAATAATAACGGGGTTCTTTCTGATTGTCCTTTTTGCGTTGGTGAATTAATCGGTGCTAAAACTGGTGCAAGTACTTCTATTACTATTGGAAAAATTACTGAAATCAAAGCGGCAACAGGTGGAGCATATGAAATTGTATTTACTTCTGCAACTGCTGATGGTAAATTTACTGGAACCGCAATAGCTAATAATGTACCTCTTGTTAGTAATGGTTTAGATGATGTTGATACTACTATTAGTAAATTTGATTATGTAGTAAGTGATATAGAAATTATATTAAAAAAATGTTCTGTAGAACCTGCTATGGAATCTGCTATGGCTAAGGCTCTAATGGAAAAAGGTTCTATTGTATATCCTTTTGGCTCCTATATGAATTATCAAAGAACTGTTAACAGTCAAGAAAAACAACCTACAATGGATTTACTATTACAAAATAAATTAGGTAAAGCAGTATTACATCAACCTACAACTGATGAAGTAAATATTAAAAAATGTTTAATTAATTTTATGACTGAAAAAAATAGTTATTATAAATTATGTGGCGATATGCAACGGATGGGAGATTATAGTGTATTTATGGGAGGACGTCAAAACCCAGATAGAACTATAGAAACTCGTAAAACGACTAATACAAAAGGACATAATCAAAGAGCATTATCTCAATTAACTCAAGCACTATCTCAAGCAGATATTCAACCTATTAACTTTTTACATGCTAAGTCTAATTTTGTAGTCGGAAAACCATTTACTATAGGTGATGCAGTTCATGATTTATCTACTGCTGATTATCAAATCAAATTTACTTATGATGATACTAGTTCAAGTAATAAAAACTTTAATAATTTTGTATACGCAATTCGTAATTTAGAAATTTCAAATGAGAATATTAGTATAGTATTATAAAAATTTTAATATATTTAAAATATATATATATTAAAAAATGCAATACGCAACAGCTGATCCAACAAATTATTCGCCATCAAGTGTTTTAGGACATAATACTCCTTTATTAAATTTTATTATTTCTCCAACTCCTGGAATGAAAATAAGACAAGGTTCATTAATGTTAAATGGTAAATTAAAATGTGTAGATTCAACAGGTAATTTAATTGATGATGATGCTGAAGTATCATTTGATCCATCTACTGGAATATATGGTTTAATTGATTCACTAACAATTAAAAATTCAAATAATAATAGTTTAGAAACTATTAAATCATATAATAGATTTATGGCATCATATTTAAAACAATCATTAAATGTAGGAGATTTTGCTACTGCTTATTCTACTTTTGCTAATACTACTTCTAACTATTATAGTATTTCAGAAACTATTATAGATAAAGAAACCTCATTTAGTGTTCCTGTATTTAGTGGTTTATTGTTATCTCAAGATTATCTATTAGATCCAAGTAAATGTAATGGATGTAATATAGAAATTATGCTTAGTAGTGATGCTAATTTCTTTTTTGATACTGGTTCTAAAACTAATGCTACTGGATGTAAATACGAACTTAGAAATGTTCAACTATCATATCAATTAGACCCTATGACTAAAGTAGATATGGGTATGCCGATGGTTGTATATAATTCTATTGTATCCCATCATACTACTTTAGATTCTAATTATAATACAATTAATTTTAGAGTCGGTGAGCCAATGGTTCAATCTTTCTTTATTAATGTAGTAGATCAATCAGCTGCAAATAATACAGCATTAAATAGTTTAGAAACTTCTCCTGTTGAAGATACAAACGGATTTACTGATACTATTAATAGAGTTGAAATATTAAAAGCAGGTATGAAGACTCCTCTTAAATTTAATCTTAATGCTAATGGTGCTACTGGTTCTATATTAGGAACGGATTTATATAGAAATTTTTATGATTCATTTAGACCCTTTTCTACTGCTGGTAATAATGTTCGTAATGTTGTTAATACGCCTAAATTAGCATCTGCAACTAAAGTTGATTTAGGACCATCATGGGGCTTAGGTGTTGCTTATAATAATGTAAGTATGCAGGGTGAGAACTTTATGAACGATC